AATAATTAATAATATCAGTATAATTCCAATAAAAATCCTATTTCTTTGCGTATTTTTATTTTCCTTTTTAATCTTTTCTTTCATAATTTATCCCATCCTTTTATTCTATTTTTAGTTTTATTTTTAAATAAATTTATTTTTAAAAAAAAGACGGGGTGATTTTTTAAAATTTCGTTATTATTGAGTTAACACCCCGTTTTTTAGCGAATTGAAATGTATTGATAATAGATATTATGTAAGGAATAATTAAAATGAAATCAATACAAAAACCTTACAACAAGCCATTTTGCAGCTGATAATTAATCATGGGTTAGTTTTTTAAGAATTCTGCAGTACTCATCTTTCCTATTTCTTCACGTGTAAAGAGCTTATCAGGCGGATTTTGGATATTTGAGCCGTTCATTGAGCCTGTCATCAAACGTTCTTTGGCTATTTCATTACTGTTTTTAAGCGTTTCCAAAGCGTTTTGGCTCATTTGATTTTTTTCACGCATCAGCGCATTTTTTTCAAGTTCTAAAACCACTGCTTCGATATTTCTTAAATCTTCGCTATCCAGCTCTACGCCTGCGTTTATAAGATAATTTAAAAGGCATTCACGTGTCTTTAAAAACTCGCTTTGCTTGATATCAAAGCTTTCTGACCCCGGGAACGTTGATAAAGCCTTATTATAATTGAATTTTGCTGCCATATTTTCTTTAATTGATTTTCCGGTATTTTCATCAATAATTTTCAATAAAACAAGGTTATCAACGTATTTAAAGTGGGTTTCGGGGTCTAAATTACAGGTATTACAGGCATTTTGTAGATAATTATTCATTTTTTTCTCCTTATTTTCCAATGCTAGCTTTGATTACAGCTAATGCAGACGGGTTTAAAGTCAGACCACCAAAGGTATATAGACCTCTGACAATTGAAGAAAAGGAGCTTTGCGCCCTGATGGTTTCGATTTTTTTGATTTGTGAAGCGTATGTGATGGCATCTTTTGTACCGGCTAAAATTGTGTAGCCATCAGCGTTTTTGCCTACATTATTGCTCACAAATACTTCTAAACCTGCAATTTTACCGATTGAGCCGCCTGAAACTGTATTATTGCCTAAGTTTGCAACATTTGTAAATTCATCACAAAGCAGCAATAATTCTTCAACATCAGGGTGAATCACAACCCAGCCTTTCTTTTCAGAGGTAATGGCACCTGAAGATTTCAAAAGTTTTGCAAGGGCAACAAATTGTGCGTAAATTGTGGCGGAAGTGAGTTCCCTGGGCGTAGTTTCGTCTCCCAATACGTTTGATGCTGCAGCATCGGCAGATAGACCGAATAGATAGGTGTCAATTGCAGCCTCCACAGCGTTTTTGGCCTTATTTACTATCGTGTCTAAAATGTTAATATTTGTTTGAGCCTGGTTAATATCCGGAACACTAAAGCCAAAATACACGCTCTGGTCAAGTTTCAGCGTTCTTTTATCGCTGTCTGCCGCGCCATAAGAGGCGATAGAGCCTGTATATTTTCCTGTTGTGACTTCAAGCGGCGTGATGATGTTAATTTGGCTTGCGCCTTGGTCTGCATCGGCCTGGTAATCACGGTTTACGCACTGAAGCATTACACAATTTTTATTAAGCCCGCTGTTTAATTTTTGGCTCCAGACTTCCCTTTGAAACGCTTGGTAGTCTTGGTTTACGCTTTCTTCTGTCATAAAATTTTCCTTTCATTGTTACAAAAATTAATACAAATAGTTTAGATATGGGGTTAAAATGATTGTTATTAAAGGTTTTTAGGGGAAATGAAATTAAATTTTGGATTGAATAAACTCCAAATTTCAAGATTTTTAGGCTGGTTTTCAACTACAGCTTCGTTTTTAAGGGTAGCTTCATGCTCAAAACCAAGCTTAGTAAGAAAATTTGGCATATAATGGTTATCACACCAGCATTCTGCTTTTATTTTATAGATATTTAAGTCGGAAAATGCGTGTAAAATAAGCTTTTTTGCCCCTGTTAAAGCGGGCAAACCCCAGGCATTTTTTTCAAAACAAACCGTCGCAGAAACAGTATGGATAAGGGTTTTATTGGGTATAATATCGTAAAAGTAGCTGAAACCAATAATTTCGCCTGATTTATTATCAAAAAAGAGCCAAAAATAAGGGATATGGGCTTCTATTATCTCGTAAACCCTTTGTATATAAGGCTTATCAGATTTCAAATATTCATCATCAAAAAGCTTATGTTTATATTTCAACATCAAATTAAAAATTACCTCAAATGCTTGGTAATCAAGGTTTTTAAACGTATTTACATTTAAAGCAAAAAAATTCACTGAAGGCATGTTGATAATTTCCAAAAAATTTTGTATAATAAATTCGAATCTTAAAGGAGTTTACGATGGACGACAAAGAATTAATTTTAGGGCAATACCAGGCATACAGCCTTGCTAAGGAAAAATATATTGACAGACATTTCCAAACCAACCGTTTTTATATGGTTTTAAGCTTTGTATTGCTGTTTGTGTGCTATTTATTTATAGCTTTGACCCCTGCATACGTGCCAATCCTTGTTACAGGCGCTTTTGGAATGGTTGTATCGGTGCTTTGGTGGTTAAATATTGACTCTTACCAATTTTGGATTAAAATTAAATATTCAAAAGTTTTAGAATATTTAGAAACAAAATTGCCGGAAAGACCTTTTAACAAAGAATTTGAAGAGTTTAAAGAAGCTAAAAGACAGAAAAAAGCTATGGTTTTCGCTGATTTTCAAAAAGGATTGACCGCTTTGCTTTTCATAGCCTTCCTTTTGACTTTTTCATACTTCTTAATTCAGTTTTTAGCAGCTCCTAAAGGCATTTAACAAGTTTCTTTGCCTTGTGCAGCAACTAAGACAGACTTATAAAAGGCTCGCATTCGTTTGTTTGCGGGCTTTTTTGTAATAAATTCCTCAAAGCCTGCACGTACATTGTGTTCCAGAAGCCAAATTTTGGGTAAGACGGATTAGCCTTGACTTTCAGACACGTGCCATATACAAGTATATGTTCGGCAAAAGGCATCGGAAGCACTGATGCATCGCCTTCTTCGGTCATTTGCTTAATAACACCGCCGAATTCATCAGTTGCATAATTCGTGGTTTCAAAAATTAACGTGCAATCGCCCTTGTTTACGCCTTTTTCAAGGATTAACGAGTTTTCCGAAACTGAATAATAATCGCCCGAAAGCTCACCTGATAAAAGCTTATGAGCTGTGCTAACAAATTTAAGCCGCTTGTTGTCTTTATATACGGCAATTATAGGGCCGTCAAATGGCAATTCATAAGTGTTTCCAAGTAATGAAAGGTCTAAATAAAGCTTTCTTTCAAGAAAAGGCCACCCATAAGAGGCTAAAACCTCATTATTTACGCGGTTTATCAGGTCTAAAATTTTTCTGTGTTCAGTTTTGTAAATGTTTTCAAAGTTCTGAACCGGCCTGTAATTAAGCTCCATCAAGACTTTGTTAAAAATTTCAAAATAGTTCATTTTTCTCCTTCGATATAACTTTTTAAAATAATTGGCCGAATATCGCCTTCCATAAGGCTTTCTACATATTCTAGATAAAAATCCTCATCCCCCGAAAAACCACCCAAAGGGCAGGCATTACCTGCACCTTCAGGCTTATTTTTAGCGGGGTAAAAATCGTTATCATTCATCATAAATTAGTCCTTTAAACTCAAAGCCAATAATAGTGATATCCTGGCCTGTGTTTTTGCCGCTAAAGTGAAGCTGCACCGCTCTATTAGCATCAAAAATATCCAGCTTTAGGCTCTCCTGCTGATTTTCAGCCCACACCCCTCCGGAATTTTCGTCTGCCCAGCAGGCGGAAGATAAAGAGCTGTTTATGCCTTCCCATACAAGCGTTTGCGGGTCATAAACGGCTATATTTTCAGGTATAGTCGCGTTTTCGCTTGAATAATCGGTGCTAACAGAAAAATAGAAGTTGTTTTCGGAATTTCCTCCGCAAATCACCTCAAAATCCTCAATGATTTTATTCACGGTCGGTTTTGAAAAATTGAAAAACGGGGTGGAAATGCTGAATTTGATTGCTTTTCCGCTAAATGTGTTGCCGCGGTTTTCAATAAAAATTTTGCCGCCATTTTCCGGGGAAATTGTATATATTTCACCAGAAACCGTTGCCGCACCAGTGATTTCATAAGGAATTACCCTTGTAAACCAGCAATCAAGCTCCCAATCATAAATCCAAACCTCTTTTTCCGCAGTTTCACTGAGCAGCGGAGGGAAAATCCAAATTTGATTTTTGAGTTCAAGCGCAAGCATAATAACCTCGGAAATCCTTGACGCATCAAGCTTTTTAAAGTATTCTGCTATATTTTTCGCGCGGTTTTGGCTCATCACAATTTGGGATAACTCACCCGCAAGCGATAGGCTGAAAAGCCCGCAATCATTGAAAAAATACTGCTTATTATTGCAGGTTGTAACAGATGACGGGCTGCCAGTTCCTTTATCTGCAAACTTAGTAATGGCAAAGCTTTCAGGGTCATTCCCCGTCAAAAGAAAAACCTCAAATTCTTTATAAATAGCAAGCGAGCCGCCATACTCTTTCAGAGCCGTGATTTTAGCCGTACTAGAATGAAAATTTGAAATATATCCTGCATCATGGTCGCTTTCCCAGTCATTATACGTTCCCAATGCTGAATAGTAAAGAGTGCTGCCGCTTGAAATCCACAATCTGCCTGCAAATTGACAGATGGCTGTACCTCTGATTGTTTCACCGCGCTGGTTTTTAAAATTCAGACTATCCGTTTTTTGTTTTGCTGCAGGATTAAAAATAAAGCCCTCAATAGCCTCTGCTGCATAGTTTTCAGGCAAAACGACTATCCCGTCCAGAAAATATTCAAAAACACAGCTGCCAACTTCGCAGCCAAAATCATAAATCTGATTCAGCGCTCCGGTTGCTTCAACAAAATAGAAAATTCGCCCGTCAGAAAGCGCTAGAACGAAATTTTTTGCGCCTTTAGGATATGGAGCAGCCCCAATCGGCTTAACGCCCCTTAAATCGTCTTGTGCGTCCTCTGAAGTATTATTTGCCTTTTGTGCTTGCGCGCCAAACTTTTTAGAGGCTTGATCTTTATTTTTGATTTTTGAACCGATATCAAGCAATAATTGATTGCCCTTTTGCCTTGTAATTCCTTGCTTTTTATAAGGTTCAACATTGAAAGCATCAGCCCAATACATCTTTTGGGTATCAGCACCCATCATAACTGGCGTCAATTGGGTGTTTAAGCCGCCTTGCAAATTATAATAAAAATTTCCCATTTTTACCCCTTTAATATTTTTTTCTTTTTAGTATTTTGCTTTTTGCTTTGCGGTGCGTGCCTTTCAACGATTTCCACATCTGAATTCATATAAAGCAAAATTGCTGCAACCCGGTTATTTGTGTGGTTTTTCGTGTAAATCCTCGCTAAATGGTTTTGCACCGTTCGCACCGATAGCCCCATTTTATCGGCAATCAGCCGATCTTTTAGCCCGCGTGCTGCCAGCGATAAAATTTGTTCTTGTTTAGTTGTTAATTGCATTTTATCCCCACTTCCAATATATGTCTGAAAAGAGCATTGTTATTGAATTTTAACCTGTTTAATTTTTACCCTATTAGTTTAAAATAAGGGGGCGAAGCCGCCCCAAATTCAGGTAGTGTGCGCAATGTGCTTTTCGTTTGAAAACACAAGAAATAAAAACTGATACACTGAAAGCCCCGTGTTTAAAGGAACACGGCCTTTTTTAATTGAAAAAATTTTAAAAACTAAATCTAATCCAATCAATTGCTGCATCTTTTATTTCTTCGTTTAATTCAGCTACAAGAACTGATTTGTCGGGCTTCAGACGTCTAAATTCCAGACGCTGTCTGAATTTTGCCGAACTATATTTTAACTATACCAAAATAAATTTTTTTGTACAGAGAGTAAAATTACTCAATTAGAATTTTACAAAATATGCCGGAAACACTTTAAATCACTGCATTTTCAGAGTTTGTACAAATTTTTATTTCAAAAACT